GTCGCTATCTCGATGTATTCCTCTAAGGTGAATTTATGATCAACAGGGGGGAAAAGACCTAATCCCCCGAGACTCTGAGGAGTGTAAAACGGAACATCCTTGTCCGCTTCTTCCAGTCCCCAAAGGCGAAATCGCTCAAGTTTTGCATGTTGGACGTTGTTAAAGGCAACTTTAACGGCCTCTCTCATCGCAGGACGAGAACGCTCTCCGGCGTCCCCTTGCAACATCTTTATCATTTTGTCACCCCGTTGTTCTATGGTATTCCTCCACTTACAGTATTCCTCGAAGTTCCCAATCTTTTCTGAATGGTCGCCCCTTTGGCATTCCTGTATGTATGAAAGCTTATCCAATGTGGGTCTAGTATTATAGACCCGAGTGAGTGTTCTTCTTTGTTGCATTGTGAGCTTCCCTCCACAGTAAGAAACGGCCGAAATTTGATTGTCGGCCAGCTCCTCCGCTAGGGTAATTAGCATTGGTGCATCATAGTCACCGATGGATTGGTAACCTTCAGCACTTCCGCTTACAGCAACACTCCTTTGCCCACCGCAAATTAGGCGGCTATTAAGGGTCCGTTCGTTACGGAATAGGAGTGAGGGTTGAATAACCATGCTAAGCGAGAACAAATTGTGAGGACTGTGGATCTTTTCGTCTTTTGTAACCCTCTTTCTCCCACCTGAGTAGAAGAATAATTGAGAATTGATTATCGCCACATTTCTATGACTGTAATTTTTCCCCAACGAGAATTTTAGACCACACTGTTTAGTAACCTCCTTCCAAGTCTCATAATGATCCTTGTTGTAGGACCAAAAGAGGATGTCGTCACCATTGACGCACATCGGGATTTCCTCTAATACGCAAAATTCGCGCCTAGAGAGGAACCCACATTTCCGGAAAAACTCCTCAAATGCGACTTTTGTCGCTGCCAAGTTAATCAGGCAGAGGATCGGAAAGGAAGAAGGTGACCCCATTAGTTGTCCCCATTGTTGTTTGTATAGTTCTCC